TTTTCCCTATGCAAAGTATACTAGATATGGTACAACTGTAGGATCAACATCTATCAAGAACTACCCGGTGCAGGGTTTTGCTACGGCAGACCTTTTGCCATTAGCCCTGATAAGGCTTCACAAGTCTTTAAAGGCTGTGCAAGAACCCGCGCCCAAAAGCAAGATCATCAACACGGTCCACGATTCCATAATCATGGACGTTCACCCTGACGAAAAAGATTGGATGGTTGAACTATTAAAAAGGAGTATGTTGTGTATACCTGAAGAATGTAGTAGAGAGTTTGGTATTGACTTTGATATGCCCATTGAGATAGAACTAAAAATGGGTACTGATTGGCTTAATCTAGAGGAGCTAGAAATATGAGCGATATGATTACGATGGACGATCTGAACGAAGAGAACATGGCTAAACTTGCAGCTATGGTCGGTCAGACTGAAACACGTTCAAACGTGCAGCAGGGACTACCCCGGCTAGCGATTGAACAACAGGCAGACAACGATGACGGTGAGCCATTGCCAAAGGGCAGCTTCCGTATTCGTCTGGACAACAACACTGTGTACGCTAAAGAGATCACTGTGCGTATGTTTGTCCGGTACTACTCTTATGACTTGTGGAACCAACAGTCTCCTGAAGACTCTATCAGGACTGTTCTCGCTCCGTCTCTGAGTGATGACTTCCCTGACACAAGTGGTGGTATGAAGTGTGGTAAACTGAACAAGCAAGAAGTTGAAGCTCTGTCAACTAACTCGCTTGAACATGCTAAACAGAAAAGCATCAAATGCACGCAGGTGGTGTACGGTATTATCACAGGTGCTAAAGATGCTACGGACACTACTGGTGAGTCTGTTGATCTTAAAGGCACTCCGTTTATCTGGTCTGCCCGTGGTTCTGCATTCATGCCTGTGGCTAACTACATTCGTGAAGTACCTTCTAACAAAATTATCTTTGGTCAGAAGGTTAACATTGCCACCAAGCGTAATAAGAACGGAGGCATCACGTACTACACTCCAGTGTTTGATAAGCCGCAGCCTGTAAAGATTGTGGATGAGGATGTAGAAACTCTCAATACTTTCATGAAGGATATTGAGAAGTGGAACGAGCGTGTACTCAAACAGTACAACGAGCGTAAGGAAAACGTGATTGCTATGGATGACTTAGATGTAGCAAAAGCGTTGGAAAATGCAGAGGCTATCTAATGACCTCAATGCTGCTACATAAAGTACAGCATTTCCTAGAAAAAGCGTCGAGGGGTGAAGGCGAAGGTCTTCCCCCTCATCTTATTAACGAATTTAAGGAGATGTGTGGCTCCGCTATCGAACGTCAGTTCAGTGAAAAGCGTGGTTCAAAAGTGCGTATGTCTGGCGTAGGCAAGCCTCTATGCCAACAGAAGTTATCCGCAAGAGATGACATAGAAGAAGATGTAGACTACACGATGGTTATGAAGTTTCTGTTTGGAGACATTATAGAAGCCATAGCAGTAACAGTCATGAAGGCTGCAGGTGTAAATATACAGAGCGAACAGGAAGGCGTCAGCCTAGACATTGGTGGCACCACATTGCGTGGCACATACGATGTCAAAATAGACGATAAGATATATGATATAAAGAGTGCTGCTCCCGGTGCATTCTCTATGAAGTTCGCGGCTAATCGTGGGTACAACAACATCAAGAAGGATGATGTGTTTGGCTACGTGCCGCAGGGTTATCTGTACGCAGAGGCGGCTGGCTCTACCTTCGGTGGCTGGATAGCCATTAACAAAGCTACAGGCGAGTGGGCGGTATGTGAGACGCCGCTGGTGCAGGATGAAGACAGACAAGCAGCCCTACAATTAGCCGATAAAAATATACGCAGTGTTCTTGGCGATGAGAAGTTTGAGCGTTCTTTTTCGGATGAGCCTGAAACCTACAAGGATAAAGAGACAGGCACTCTTAAAAGAACAGGCAACCGGCTAATGGATAGAACCTGCTCTTACTGTGGATTTAAGAGGCACTGCTGGCCTAACGCTGCATACAAACAGAAGACAACTTCTACAGCAAATACTCGACCGAGAGTATGGTACACAAAGCATGTAAAGGATGAAATCTGATGCCACTATATATCACAGAGACTATCACTGAGTTTGAAACAATTTTCAATCCAAAAGCTGCCTTCGTATACTTTGATACAGATAAAGGAGATAGCACACATGTAGATGCTCTATTAGTAAAATCTCTACACGAGGACATGCAGCTTCCAATTATATATAGAAAGAACATGTCTTCGGAGGGTATGTGGACTGCAGAAGAGTTTAACTATGAAGGCTCTAGGAAAATGTCGCGCTGCTTTGATGACATACGTTCGTATCTAAGGTTAAATAGGTTAGTTGTTCTGCCTTCTAGGAGCTTTTCTATTGTAAGAGATATATCTCCTGAGTACGTACAAAAAGATTTAAGCGAGGGTTACATACAGATATGTAACACTAACCCAGATAATAAAAATAAGTTTGATTACTATGCGCTTTAGATCAAAGTTTGAGTCAGAGGTTGCTGTGGCTATAAGCCGTATGGGTATTAGTTGGGAGTTTGAACCTGATAAGATACCGTACCAGCCTGATCCTAAAGTATACATACCTGACTTCTATATACCTCGTAATGACATATACATAGAAGTAAAAGGACGACTAACACAGCAGGACAGAGTAAAGCACCTGCTTGTTAAGAAACAGAACCCTGACACTGAAGTGAAGTTCTTCTTCGCTAACGCTAACAAAAAGATATACAAGGGTTCCAAGACTACCCATGCAGATTGGGCAGAGCGCCACGGATTTGATTGGGCGCATAAAAAGATACCTGTGGAGTGGTTTGATGAATGATGATGGTTTTACTTTTGAGCCGGAAGATGATCTCATAGATGATGAGATGCGAGATAGAATAGAAGAAGAGACATTCTTTTTAGCCCGAGACAGGCTGTACATTGTTTTTGATCCTGAAGGATTTGACAAGGTGAGCGTTCGTGCATATGATACGTCGGATGCCAAGGACGTATCTGCCGCGCACATTCTGCAACAGGGTATGCTTAGTCTTCTTGAGACAGACTATGACTATCTCATGCAGCTAGGGCATGAAGCTACAATGGAGCAGATAGTTGAGAAGTCAAAGCAGAAAGAACGAGACAGCAATAAGATGATAATTGAAGATGTGTACGATAACATTATCAAGGTAAAGTTCAGCGAGGACAACTGATGCCAGACGAAAAGAAATACAAAGCAGAGTTAATTTCCGCTGTAAATAGCCCACAGCATTACACACAGGGCAGCATGGAGACTATTGATATGATCAAAGAGTCTCTTACAGAAGAAGAGTTTAGCGGATATCTTAAAGGTAACATACTAAAGTATGTATGCCGGTACAAACACAAGGGGATGCCACTAAAAGATTTGATGAAGTCTGAGTGGTATTTAGAGAAACTAATTAAGGAACAAAAAACCAATGAAGAATAATTACTTTCCAACGGACTACCAAGAGTTTATTCATCTGTCACGTTATGCACGTTGGCTTGGGAATAGGCGTGAAACTTGGGCAGAGACTGTGGAGCGATACTTTGAGTTCATGCAACACACCATGAAGGACAAGTATGGACACACAATCCCTAACAGAAAAGAACTTGAAGAGGCTGTTCTTAGCCTTCAGGTGATGCCCTCTATGAGAGCTTTGATGACTTCAGGGTTAGCACTAGAACGTGACAACACTGCTGGCTACAACTGTTCATACATTCCTGTAGACTCACCCCGTGCGTTTGATGAGATACTGTATGTCCTCATGTGCGGAACTGGTGTAGGCTTTTCTGCAGAGAGGCAGTATACCGGAAACCTGCCCACGGTGAATGAACACTTTGAAGAGACTGAAACAACCATCGTTGTACAGGATAGTAAGGCAGGATGGGCTAGGGGCCTCCGTGAGTTGATTGCGTGTCTCTACGCTGGTCAGGTGCCAAAATGGGATTTATCGCGTCTACGCCCCGCTGGAGCGCGTTTAAAGACGTTTGGAGGTAGATCGTCTGGGCCAGCACCTCTTGATGACCTTCTTAAATTTACAGTAAATCTGTTTAAAAATGCTGCGGGTAGGCAGTTATCACCGCTAGAATGTCACGACCTTGTGTGCAAAATAGCTAGTGTAATTGTTGTAGGCGGTGTGCGTAGGTCAGCACTAATCTCTCTATCTGATCTTAACTCAAACAGAATGCGGGTTGCTAAGTCGGGTGAGTGGTTTAGAGATTACCCGCATCGTGGGCTAGCAAATAACTCTGCAGTTTACTCAGAGCGCCCTGACATGAACACGTTCTTAAAAGAGTGGTACTCGTTGTATGAGTCAAAGTCTGGAGAGAGAGGTATCTTTAATCGTGAATCTGCACAAAATAAAGTGGCGAGTATTGGCCGTCGCGATTCTGATCATGAGTTTGGAACTAACCCCTGTTCTGAAATCATTCTACGTCCTTACCAGTTTTGTAATCTTACAGAAGTTGTTGTTAGAGCCGAAGATACAGTGACCAGCCTCACTAAGAAGATTGAATGGGCTACACAGCTTGGCACCTATCAGTCCTGCCTCACTGACTTTAAGTATCTAAGAAAGATATGGAAGCAGAACACGGAAGAAGAAAGGCTGTTAGGAGTTAGTCTTACAGGCATACTAGACAATGAAATGCTATCGACTAATAACTGTATGCTTACAGACATGTTGGTTGGTTTCAGGCAGATAGCTGTAAAGACAAATGAAAAGCTGGCTAAGAAAATTGGTATAAATCAGTCTACGGCTATCACATGTGTAAAGCCATCAGGCACAGTATCCCAATTAGTCGATAGTGCGTCTGGCATTCACCCTCGGCACAGCGAGTACTACATTCGCACTGTCCGTGGTGATAACAAAGACCCGCTGACACAGTTCATGATACAGTCTGGTATTCCTGCAGAGCCTGCAATCGGCAATGAAGACAACATGACCGTGTTTTCTTTTCCCGTGCAGTCACCAAAGGGCGCACTGACTCGTGATAGCCTGACCGCAGTGGAGCATCTAGAGTTGTGGAAGACCTACGCAGAAAACTGGTGCGAACACAAACCCTCTATCACTATCTCTGTTAAAGAGCATGAATGGCTTGAGGTTGGTGATTGGGTGTACAAGAACTTTGATTACATCTCTGGTGTATCGTTCCTGCCTCACTCGGATCACACGTACCAACAGGCACCGTACACTGACTGTAGTAAAGAAGAATATGAGAGTTTAGTAAAGAAGATGCCCGATACGATTAACTGGGAAGGGCTGAAAGAAATTGAGGTAGAGGATACCACAACGGGTTCTCAAGAACTAAGCTGTACAGGCGAAGTCTGTGAAGTTGTGGATATAGGGGCTTAGTGCAGTATGTTACCCGTCTATAATCCTTTTTACTATAAACCTCTGCCTGAAGAAATAACAATAAAAGAAAGTGAGATAGAGGGTCTTGGTATCTTTGCAGTGGTGGATATAGATAAAGGCGTAGATTTAGGTATGACACATATAAAAGTTCCTATGTTTAGCGGCCTTATAAGAACTCCTATTGGTGGCTTTTTAAATCACTCAGATGATCATAACTGTGAGTTAAACATGTCACATGATTGGGATGACTGCCAGATATACAATCTCTTTACCACATGTGAAATAGAAGAAGGTGAAGAGTTAACTTTAGATTATAGTAGATGATAAAAGAAATCCAGATAACTGAGGAGATGCGCAAAAAAGCGGATCACAAAGCTTTCATGTTAGGCGAGTTGAGAAACTCTATACTACGTGGAAACGGTTCTCACTCTGGATATCTTGGGGAGATGATAGTCGTAAGCGTTCTGGGTGGTAAGGCATCAAACACCTTTGATTACGATATTGTTCTTGATGACGGCACAAGAGTTGATGTGAAGACTAAGAGAACTTCATCTCCCCCACTACCCTACTACTCCTGTTCAGTTGCTAAGTTCAATACTAAGCAGGACTGTGACGGGTATGCCTTCGTGCGAATAAAGTATGATTTGTCTGTTGGCTGGTACTTAGGATACATAGGTAAAAAAGATTTTTTCCGTAGAGCTACAGAACATAAGAAGGGAGAACATGACCCTAGTAACGGGTTTGTGTTTAGAGCAGACTGTTACAATCTGCCAATACAAGACTTAGAGAGTTATAATGTCAACTAAACGTGACGCTCTGCTGTACAAGATGTCAGTATCTCTGACACAGGACGGCAACGTAGCGATTGATTTTGAGGGGCCTCCATCAAAAAAAGATATAGAAGAGGCGTTTGATGGTTGGAACCCGGATTTTGAAAACACAAAAAAAATAGTCTCGCTGGTGGAATACCTACGAGACTATAGTGATAGACAGTACGAAGATTTAAAAAGCTTTATTTTTTAGGCGGCTCTTTCTTCTCTTTTGGTTTAATTGCTTTCTCATAGTAGACTATGAGTTCTTGCTGTTGTTGTATATACCTTTTTAGTTCCGCCATGTTGAGCGCGAGAGTTTCGTAGTCCCGCACACTCACAGCGTAAAATACTAAGTCGCCATTCTCTTTCTCAAATTTCTTTTTGAAAGTATCAAAGTTCCTGTCTGTAACCACATAGAAATATATGTCGTTCAGGCTAACGCTTTTTGGTCTAGCCTGTGCAGGAATCTTTCTTTCTACCTCAATCGTTTTTACTTCTAGGGGCAGAACTTTCTGGAAGCTGCTGCACCCCGTCGCCACTAGGGGGAGGAGCAATAGCACCAGAAATAGCTTCAAAGGACTCGAATAGTTTCTTTGTTCCATTGTTTATCTTCTTCTCTACAAGCTGTGGCTTTTTCAAACTGAGGACTAACAGGTTGTGCTTGCGTAGCTTGCCTATTAGCGTGTCTCTGTAATCATTAGCCGCCTGTAGTTTTTTCTGCAGATCGTTGTTCAGTTCTTCAAACTTCTGACGATCCTCAATCATAGCGTTGATAGTATCATCCTGCAGTTGCTTTGCAGTCTCTAGCTTGGCATTGTTCTCAGTGAGCGTCTGTATGCGCTCCTGAGTATCCTTGTAGAAGTAGTATCCGCCGTAGCCAACACCACCGACTAATCCAAGCACGACTATTAGTATGTAGATTTTAATCACTTCTTAGCACTCATGTATGCGGTCATTCCCATGTACGCTCCAACCACACCTGCCTGTCCAATGTAGAAAAGCCCAAACAGATCGGAAAGTGCTTTGATTCTTGCATCGGGAAAGATAGGTAGAAACACTAGCGCAGTGAAGACTATCATGGATACCATAGCTACCCAAGCCATCTTCTTCTGCGCTTCCATCTTTTCTTTTTTTTCTAGAGCTTCCATCACGGCTAGCTCATTGTCACTCACTACGCCATCATTGTCTAGGTCCAGAGCGTTGTACTCGCTGTCTGGCTGCAGCTTCTTTTGTTCTCCCATGTGACACCTCTACCGTTTCAATCACGGCCTCTATGTTGTCATGCCAGTGGTTAAGAAATCTATGCACTCTTGGATAGTCAGGCACAACATCATTTAGCTGCCACATAAACTCTTGCAGTATATTGTTGTAGTCTGGCATCCAGTAGTACACTCTCAAAACCACTGGCTGTATTTTTATGATCATTTAAGAATCTGATTTTTAGCCTTTAGAATGTTCATTCCCAGACCATTGATCGTGCTTAGAATAGCCTGTACTTTTTTATTGTCAGATTCGTTGGGCGTGATAGCTGCGAGAATGGAGAAGCCTCCAAACACCGCAAGGGCTAGCACGATGATAGTAATAACTAGTTCCATGTTTATCTCCTAAATCTATCAAGTTCTAGTTGTCTAATTTGTTCACTTGTCTTTTCTTCTTTTTGCATATTTTCGTGGTAGCCAATCGCGTTCAGCACCACCGTAAATACGTCTTTGCTATACTTTCTAGCCTCTCCCCCTTCAGTCTCAATGATATCAATTACAGCATCTACCATCTTTGGATCGCTAAGAATGCGAGACAGGGCTTGCGCCTTCTTCTTCCGCAGACTAAGCAGAGCAACTTCTGTAGCCACATACTTAGGACTAATCACTCCGCGAGATACGCTGTACGCACGGGACAGCAATGACTCTACAGACAGACCTCGTGGAGTCTGCATCCGCATACCAGAGTCCCTAAGCTTTGCTGCAAGATCACGATTAAAGATAGACATAGCATCAGCCATACGATCAATACTTTTGAAAGTATCAGCACCAACAATATTTTTTATGTTGTTTGACACGCTGGGGTCTTTTACAAAGTTTAGAAAAGCTTGATGATCAAAGTCACGGGCGTACTGTCCCGGCCTAATCTCTCTCATGTCTCCATACGTAGCCCTTGCTAACGACTCAACCGTAAGATCAGAGAATAGCTTTCTAGCCTCTTCTTCACTCTTGTTCATACTCTTAGCTATCTGAGGCAACAGGGCGTTGAACCTTTGCTGGCCCTGCGGGTCAGTGATAAAGAACTGCAGGAACCTGTCGTAGTTTCGCACGTCCCGCGCACCTTCTTGCGTAGGAGTGTTTCTCAAAACCTCTTTCAAGAAGTTCTCACGCAGATTAAAGTCATTCCTGACCGAAGTGGCTGCACGTTTAGCTGAAGCCTCTACATCTTTTTGTGCTTTTTTGAGTAGATCAGTCCCGCCAAAGAAGTTATCAACGGCGAGGTTGTACTGTACAACACGGTCCTTATCTATTAGCCCTTCTCTCTCAAGAGCATCTAGGGCAGGGCTAGACAGCTTTGAACCAGTTATGCCTTGAGCTTTTTGCAATGCTCGGCCTTGTGATATCTTAGAAAGATCGCCAAGAGGAGCTTCACCTGCTACATCTGCAACAGCCTCTCTAGCGCCGCGCACAGTTTTAAGATCGTTTATGTGTCGAGCAAGAAGATCATTCATTATATTTTTTACAATCTTCTTACCTTTGCTGCTGAGAACATACTCGCCCGTGTCTGAGTAATACCCACCAAAAGTTTTCTTTACCTGATCAACTATGTCTGCACCAAACTGGCTGTCTCCGTTCATGATCCTCTTCATGTCAAGCCACTTAACAGGAGCCTCTGAAGTTGCAGGGTTATCAACCTTAAATCCAAGAGCATTGCCAGAGCGATCTCTGTAGCGTCTGACCACATTGTTTAGCCAATACTCTTTCGCCTCTCTTAGCCTACCCGATAATTCTGGGTAACCACTCTCATCTATCGTTTCTACAACGCTTTCAGCTAAGTCAGCCATACGAGAGGCATTTGCTCTTTGTGTGCCATATAACTTTCTAGAGGCTTCTGAGAAACCAGAGGATAGTTTTTGAATATCATCTATACCCACCTTAATTGATAGTTCTGGTAGGTCTTCTACATCAGCAATCTCTCTCATAATCATAAACACATCGAAGTCGGATAATCTCTCTCCTACTCCAGCGTATTCTTGTTGAAAGAAAGCTCGCACATCGTAATAGCTTATTCCTCTTTCTGCATCATAAGCAAACTCTGTCTCATCCATAGCATCTTGTATAGCGTTTTTTAGCCCTGTATTTTCTTCAAGAGCCTTTTGTGCAGTAACTTTACCTTCTACATTTGAGAAGCCCTCAAGAGTGCCAGCGTTTGATAGCCGCCTGTTACCAAGCC